AGTGTTATTCCGCAACCTTCGCAAATGTATGGCTCATATAAGACTTCAACAAGTTTTGGAGGAGCTGCCGGCTCACCTTTCAAGTCTTTAAAGACAAGGCGATCTTTTAATTCATCATACTTCATAAGACTGTAATTGCTACTACTGAAAGTGATGTTAAAGAAGTAATTATGATACCTACTAATGTCCATTTGGTATAACGTTCAATGTGAGAAAGATGATTTTTTGCTATTTGGTCAAGAGTAGTTTCAATGCGATCCATACGCGAATCCAAAGCAGTCATTCTTTCTTCGATTTGCATTAGATACTGCCTCCAAGATCAATTGCACGCCAATTGGTTCCATCGTAAACTGCAAGTGTAGGCTCTCCACTACTACCACTGCCATCTGAACAATAAGCAATATCACCTGCTACGCTGGATAATGCATTTAATTCTGTTGCTGTTTTAGGTGTTAATCTTAACACATCTTGAATATGCACAACACCGCTTGTTGGATTGATTACCTGCACACCACTTGCTGTGATTGAACCAGGCATTTGTGTTGAATTTAATTTGCCGCTTGAATTTAACAGTGCCACACCATTGGCTGCACCACCTTCATCAATGATAGTGTTTAGTTTTTGAACTGCATCAAGAAGATCTGCTCTTGCTAAACTTGGATCATCTGACGCATCGTCTAAATTAGTTGTTGTTACTTGTGCTGTTGGAAAAGCCATAGTTTACCTCTCTTTTATATTTATTACGTTTGCAAAATAACCACTATCTAACGGTCAAATTGTCGCCATCCATAAATTGTTCAGGCAATACATTCATTGTTATATCAAATATTGCATCAACCCTTGTTCCGCTTGTGCTAACAAATGTAACCTCAGGAGCTGTTCTTGTTTTTGAAACAATACTTGGAAATCCTGGTGAAGCATCTTGTATATAATCACTTGCTACATAACTGTCTTCTACATATGAACTTGTATGTGCAGTAAGATTCATTTGTAAAACTTTTGACACTGTTCTTGGCATTGCAATCTGTCTTGCACTTGAACTGCCTGACAAATCTGCACTGTTAATGTCAAACTGTATAATGTCAAATCTATTGCCGCTTGCAACCCAATCAAATGCACTTATTTCGGGTGGCGGTCCACCTGCGTCTTGTGCAACACTTATATACAGCGCAACATATTGACCATAAAATGCTTCTATATCAGTGTCATCTCTGTTTATGGTTGTGCTGGTTTCTTCACCTGCAAATGCACCAGTTGTTGAAGTATACACAGTAAAAGTTGGTGTTCCTACGCAGGTTATGTTCCAAGTAAGATTAAAATATGCAGTTTCGCCAAGATCAATAGTTTCTGTTACCCAAGTTAAAGGACTAACAGGTGCTGGTGTCCAATTGGTCCAACTGCTCCAAGTTGTATAAGGAGCACTGCCAAGGTCTGCCCAAGTAGATCCATTTGTAGTTTGTATTTTTTGTAGGCTTGTATCAAATACGCCGTTAAAACTTGGTATTGCCATCTTATCTCCTACTCTATCGCCGGAGTAGTTGTTGCTACAATAGCGCTATAACTACTTCTATAGTTGTATTTTACGTCTGCAATAGCAATCCTTGTGATTGCTTGGCTTAAATTCTTTTCAAGTGCTGAATTGAAATAACCATAATCTGCAAGAGTAACTTCTTTTGGTCTTAAACCTTGTAATAGATCTTCTGTTGTGCTACTACCATTGCCACCTTGCAAGAACCAACCAATAGTTGCTTCTCCACCAGTTTCTTCTACCACAATTAAAAATTCATCTGTGTCTTTTGGACCATATCCGCTAATTGCTTCTTCTGCAAAACTACGTCTAAGACTTTGCGAACCTCCAATTTGGAAATATGGATTATATTCTTCAAAATGCAATGGCGGACGTAAGAAAATAGTAGTGCTATCAGACGCCTCTACGCTTGTTATTTCAACTTTTTCCCATCTACCAATACCGTAGTATGTCCCATATGTATCAGTAACACTTCCATAGCCATTTGAGCGTCTATACACGTTTAATTGACTAAAATCTGTTAGTGCTCTATGATCAAATGTTAGTTTATAGTATGCCGCAGGATCATTTGCACCTTTCCAACTTGTAGGTGTAATAATCTTCCATTCTGTAATGTCAACTAATGGATCAACTGGTGCTGGAAATGCTTCGTCAATAGTTTTAAGAGCAAGACTTGTTTTCATTTCTTTAAAGTTAAATGATTGCAACCAATTGCCTGTGCTTGGATAATCTTCTCTTGTTTGTTTTCTATGAATAAAGCCTGTTCCAAATAAACTTTCTGTAGAATCTGTTCTAACACCTGCATTTGTATACATTGGTGTTAAAACTATTTCGTATTCTGTATCAAATTCAAGATATAACGGCAAGTAATGTAATCCAGTAACACCGTTAATGCTAACTGAAGTTGATTCATAAGTTTCAAAGTCTGGATCACTGCCAGGAACAACTGGTCTATAACGAACTCTTATACCACGCCAATCTGCAAGCACAGTTGCTTCTGGCGGTTTGATATAAAAGTTCCATACTTTTGTGCCACTCAATGAAGCAGTTAAACTGTCTAACGCAACTGTCATTGAACTTGCCGCACTTGGTGCACTTGGATCTACCAATTCAATATCATATGCTGTTGCTTTTTCTTTGAATATATTTTCACCAAAGAATGGATCAAAGTCATAAGATCCTAATGCACTGTATTCTGTTGCAATGCCCATTATACGCCATTGCTCTGTTGATTCTTTTCCATCCTTGTGTGCAAAACGGAAAATAACATCATAATTTTGTTGTGCTGAAGTTGGTATGCTTGGATATGTTGGTGATCCAAATATATCAAGTGTAAATGTTTGTTCTACGCCCGGCACATATGGAGTTGCAAATGCACGTTCATAGCGTGTCCATTGACTGCCTGCACTTGTTTTAACATAATAAACTATACCAGTAACATCATAGTTTGCAGGCTGATTAAACACATCAGCTCTTACTGTGATTTGTATTTCTTTAGGATCTTTTGGTTGTCCGCCTGTTAACAGTGTTTGACCAACAAGTTTATCAATCTTAGTATCTCTACGTTTAACAGCTTCACCTGGTGCCGCTGGCCAACCAGTGCTTGCTTGTTCAACATAATCTCTTGGATCTTCTGCTGTTGTAGCACCGCTTGCATCTAATTTAATTTTGTTAACTCGTGTAGATAATTCGCCTGTTGCGTATTTTACTCTACTAATTAGGTCATACTGTGTTCTGCCTTTTAGTAAAGGTCCTAAACGGAAACTAAATGGTTTATTTGCACCTGGTTTTGTAGTAACAACCATTTGCTGATAAACAGTTTCAGTTGCAATAGCACGTTTATAATAGATTATAAGTTCTTTATAATCATTTCTATCAGGCTGTGTTCCTGTAATTGTAGCATACACAAGATCGCCTTCTACTGAATATTCAACTTTAGTAAATTCAACAAAATCATCAAATGTAACAGGTTGTCCTGGACCATCAGGTGGTGTATCATTGTCACCTGGACCTTCTGGTGGCGGATCTGATGGACCTGGTGTAATTGTTGGATCTTCTGGATCTTCAGTAACTGGCGGATCTTGTATAGGCGTGTCCGGTGTAGTTGTTGTGCCATCTACATTTAATACGTTGTTTACCCTCGCTGTTAGACTGCCAAAACTTGCTGAATTTATAACTACCAAATCATATGGTTGATTTGCATCAGTCATACCTGGTAGTGTTTCAAATGTTAATTGTGTAGAACTGTTTCTTGTAACATCACTGCCACCTGCTGAGTCTGGCAGATATTCTGTGCCATCTGTGCCAATCCATTTTGCTGTAATACCAGTTTGAAAGTTGTCACCATTAACTGTGATTGTTGTGTAGCCTGCACTATCAACACTGTCAGGTGAGATGTTAAAAATTCTTGGTGGAAAATGAAGCACAGGAACATCTGCACTGGTAGGAGGCACAAGTCCTACTGGAACACCGCCTACAGTTTCTGGATAATCAATTGTTGCACCTTTTGGAATATATGGTGGCAACACAATATCTTCTTCGCCAACTCTTGTGTGAGGATATAAACTATCTTCATTACGCACACATCCAAGGTCAACTGTCATATCATTGTTGACACGCATAGTAATTACGCGGAATGGTGTGCTACCAAAGTTTAACATCTTACTTTGAATATAGATGTTATCACCTACTTCAAGTTCAAGTGCTTGTGAACTTGCTGTAAAACTTACTGACTCTTGATAACGTGATTTATTAAACAACAAACGTGCAAAATCTTTAGCAATAGCATAGTTTGTTATTGTAGGGAATGTTGCTTCAAGTTTATTAACACGCCCTCCATCTTTGTCAATATAAGTTTGACGCTCACTATCTGTTTCAGGATAGATAACACTTTCTACTGAAAACTTCTTGTCTGGATCAACATAGTTTATTTGCACCTGGTTATATTTTGATGTTCTTTCAACGGCTGAATAAGTGACCGGTCCTTGAATGTTGTCCTCGTTGAATGTTGCAACGATCGTGGCTACACCACTGGTAATATCTGTTGGATTGCCTGCATCTTCAATCCTAAGTTTGTATTTGCCTTGCGAAAATGGCATATAAGCTCTAAAGCCCATAAGCAAATTCTTAGTGTTTGCAAACAGAGTTTGTCCTGTGTCAAGCACATAGTTGCAAGTCATAATTGGCCCTGTTACGCCGTTGATGTATGTAACTGTTTGGGCACATTTAGAAGCCGCTGTTCTAAAGCTATCCCAATCAATGTCAGAGTTTTTTAGCCCTTTACCATATCTTGGGTTACGCAAATAGTCCAGCAATACTTCAGCAGGATTATATGAATAAGGTGTAGTTGGTGCTGAATCATATGCAAAGTTTTCAGGTGAACTGCCATCTGTAAGACTTGCAACTTTTCTACCTAACACACCTACTTTTATTCTTGGGATATTACCACTGAATGGATTGTTGTCCGCATCTTCTTGCGTTTCAATTTTCTTCCATTCATATCTTGCAAAAAGTGTAGCAACACCATTATAAACCATTGAACTTTTCCAGCTTGGTGCATCCTGCATCAAACTCCAAGTTCCTACATTGCTTGAACTTGGTGTTGCATTGTATTGTCCGTGACTGAATTGTAATTGAACTCTGTCTTTGTATTTGCCATTGCTGACTGTAACTGTTTGTCCGTTGTTTAGTAAAGGTATAACTTCAGCTGGCAATTGATTGTCATCTATGAATAATTCTCTTAAGCCTTCAACTGGGCCTTCTGATAAAACATATGCAACCCACAAGTATCTGTTGTTGTCAGCACCTGTTTCTGCATATACAATATTGCCACCTACTTGTCTATATCCGTAGATAACAGGAATGTTTATGTTTGAACCTTGTTGTGTAATTAAAACACCTTGTTGACGTTGACTTTCTGCCGCCGCATCAGGTATGTCAGGTGCTCCGCCTAATAATCCAAGAAAAGGTTGTGCAATAAAATTTACTACACTGGAAACAACATCAACAACTGCTTTAACTACACCCTTAACAACATTAACAACGCCTTTAACAACACCGCTGATTGCTTTTCCTATACCTTTAACAATATTAGACATATTCTAAATCCTTGTCCATAAAGCAACTTTCATTAAATCCAAGATGTTGATACACTTTGCGTGTTCTATCTGGATTCACTCCAATGTCGCCTGCTGTAATTTTTTGAGCACCGTAATTCTTTGCCCATTGTTCAACTTGATCAACCATTTGTCTAAATGTGTCCATATTTCTATGGCTTTCTAACATATAGATCAATTCAATATGTGCATACAATATTTCTTTGTTCCAAGGTGCTTGTGTAACACCTGCTGAAATAAATCCTACTGGTCTTGTGCCTTCATAAGCGTTAAACCATATGTATTCTGGATGTATATTTCTTGTGCGTATAGTTTCAATAACTGAATCTTCATCAAACTCTGCACCAAGCTCTGGATTATTGTTGGCAGCTTCGTTTGCATAATAACGAAATAGATTAATTGTTACGTCTATTTCTTCTGGTCTCATTTTTCTTACTATCATTCTGTGCGTCCCCATAAGAATTCGGAGTTGCCCACAAATCCAGCCTTTTCAAATGCAGTATCATATTTTGCATCTTGGAAAAGCCAGTTACTCCAGTTATTTGTTTTACGCCCTGCTGTGCGTTCAAAGTCTGCAAAGTGACTTGAAACGTCTACTGATATAGTGCAAGTTTCTGCTGTTTCTTGAATGTTGACATTGTATATTTCTCCATCAAACATCAAGATAGGACCTGTTTGTCCTGCTGAGTCTGTGCCAATAATATCAAGTGTGTTTAAATCAAGAAATGCTTTATAAACACAAACCCTTTTGCCTTCTGGTTCATTGCCTATAAACTTGTCAATATAACCACTTGATAATCCGCTTAGTGTGACGCTAAATTTGCCCACACGCACGTCAAAATCTTCTGTGATAGGTGTATACCCCATAAACTGACCTTGCGCACTGTATGTGTTTGCGCCAGCGTCTGGAGCAGTATCAGAATCAAAATCAATATCAATAGCACCACTGCTTAGATACAAAGGATCATTGTTTCCGCCACTATCTTTAAGATGTATTTCTATAAGATCAACTGCAAAATTATGATCTCTATAATATTCATCTCTTAAAGCACTATCATCAGCAAAACTTTTCACTTACCAAGTCTCCCTCATCTTGATGCTCATACTTGTCATACCGCCAATGCCTACATCAAATTTTTGAACATCACTAAGTGCAATAGCAGTAAATGGCACTGCTGTAATAGTTAGGTCTGTTCCTCCGGGAACTGCTTCAACTAAACTGCCTGCAAAATAAAGTGTTGCATTGCCGCTGCCATCACTTGTGCAAGTTGCAACTGCTTGATAAACTTTTGAGTGATTGTCAAATTTAAAATAATCACCTACATATAATACTTCTTTGTTTGCACCACAGTTTGACAAATCAACTTGTTTTACTCCTGCAATAACACTGCCGTTTGTTGCTGGTGTTGTGCTTGGAGGATTTGTTGATTTTGAATATGAAATTTCTGGTAGTGTAATTTCAAAACTAAGTGCAGGACCATATGTTTGTGCCATAAAGCCTAAAACTATACCTGCACTTCTATCAGTTAATGGAGGATATTTTACTTCCCATTCATAAAACTGATGTCCATAACCTGTTCTTCTGCTTTTGCCACTAAACGTAGTTGTAGCAAGAGTAGGAGTGTTAGTTTGAAATTCTACAGCGTTAAAACTTGGTGTTGTTGGAAAACTACTTGCTAAATCAGCCATTAGAATCTACTCCTTTGTCCTCTCTCTAACATAGCGTCAGAGATAACCTGTTGTATTGTGCCTTTGCGTTGGATAAGCAATTCATCCACACTTGCCGCATCAACAGCGTTAATGTTAAATGTAATATCAACTGGTGCTTGACTACCTTCAATTCTATCTATTCTACCACTTGCACCTGGAGTAAAAATTTCCGGTCCTGTTTCACCAACCAAATAACTGTCGCCCATTGACACAGCACCACCTAATTGACGTCCTGTGTATTGTTGACTTCTAATGGTTGCAACATTTGCTAAACCAGCCGCAACAGCAACTGCCGCTCCAATAAATCCAAAGGGTGGCGGATATGTAGCAAGTGCCAAGGTTGCCGCTTGATATGTGTTCATTATGGCTTCTGCAATACG